AATTAAATATTGTAACAAAATGACCGAATTCGAACGCGGCGCAAAGGTTCGCCGGATCAATACTCTGATGTCGGCCTGCCGCCTGATCCCCAACCGGACGGACATCCTGGCGTTGTGGGATGCCCGCAGCTATGACGAACTTACCGACAATGAGATCGTCGCCCTGCAGGCATATATGGAGTTTGCCCACCGGGCCAAGACGACCCCGGCCACTGATGCGATCCGGCGTCTCCGGTCGCAGGTCCTGGCACACCTGACAAAACTCGGGATGTACGCTTCGCCCGAGGACTGGACGAAGGTGAACCGTTTCCTGCTGCAGCGGCGGATATGCGGGCGTCTGCTCTATATGCTCGATGCACAGGAACTGCAAGCGCTGGTGCGCAAACTGCGGGCCATCGGAGACAAGAAACCCGCCACGACCTCACGGCCTTCGGTTCAGGTGACGCCGATCTACATCATTCCGGGAGGCGGTCCGACCGTGGTGAACTGACATAAAAAAGCCCTGCAATATTGCTATCACAAGGCCGACCTGCTACAAAGATAGTCAATAATTGCGGAAAATGGCATACAACAACAAAAATCACATCCGAAAACGTGAGCATGCGGTGCGGATCACGAAGCAGTACTATGAACCCGGGCGGCAGGATAGGTGTCTGAAATGGGTGTGGAAAAAGTACATCTACGACCAGTTTCATGTCGAATATGCTGCCTATTTGTCCTGGCTCCGCAAAGAACGCGAACGCACGCAGCAGGACATCCGACAACCAACTCTGTTCGATTGATTTTATTCAGGGCTTTCGATCTGCTTCAGGTTGAAAGCCTTGTATTTTTCCAATTCACTCACAACCTCCGGATACTTTATTGGTAAACCGTCAATGAAACGATCAATGTCTTCTATTAAGTATTGCCGTCGCTTTAGGATAGCTGATTTCCGCACCAGTTGAGCGATGGCACTTTCCCAGTAGCGGCGGTAGTTTGAGGCGAGAGAACAGTATTTCTCACGGATCATCTCGTCAATATCCATTTTATCAGGGTGTTCAAGGTGTTCAAATTCCTGCGGGGTGATGGTTGTCCGCCAATTCGTCTCAAATTCGTTGATCCCTTTTTTTAGAATTGCAGAATAGTTGGACTGTCCGGATAGCCCTTTGAGTTCTTCAATGATATTACGAAGATTTTCCGCTTTCTTGAGTAGTGTGTGGTCCGAATTACACTCTTGAAACTCGCGCATAGAGGCAAGTGCAACGTGTACGGTCAGCCAATGATCCCGGGAACTGCTCGGATTACATTGAACTGCAGGGGTTATCAAAGTCGGAGTATGCTCTTTCGGTTTAGGGGTGTTGACGGGAGTTGTCAAGATTTTCCAAATTTTGCTCCAGTTGGACATATACGCTTGTTTTGTTTCAAAAATAGTAAAAAAAGCAATCTTATGCCAAACAANCTGGACGCCTTCGGCCTTTTTTCGCGGCTTATAGGCTGCGTTGTCCGTCCCGCCGAACCGGAACTGCATGACGTATTCACGGATCGCATCTTCACGTTTCACCCGCCGCAGGGATGTGCGCGTAAGGCCCGAAAACCCCTCTCCGGAGAGTCCCTGCAACTGGGTGTAGATCAACCGCAGCAGGACGAACATGCGGAATGCTTTGTTACGGTTCGGTGCGAGGGCTGAAATGTTTACGGGATCGAAGTGCGCTACCCGTACGGTCAGGATCGCCTCGCCCAGTTGCACCTTTCGCGTGCAGTCCGAGAACTCGGCCTCGGCAATGTCGATCAGCACGCACGGGAAATTGACGGGCGGCCGCTCGTTGTAGAAATCCAGCTGTCCCCAATCCTCGGCCAGATAGGCGATCTTCTCGGGGAGCAGTTCCAGCAGTCGGTCCTGGACTGCGATCATTGCATTTTCAATCATTTTAAAGACGTTTAAACGGTGTTTTACCGAGGTTGCAGGACTTTTGCGAGTTCCCGGAAAGCGCTCTGCAGGTTTTGGTGTATAACCTCCCGTACCGCCTGCCGGACACGGGGATGGTCGCCGATAAATTGGCGTTGTGGAATTGTTATATGATCCTTTTTTGTCAAAGCCATATTTTTCCAGAACTGCGCCTTCGCTGACAGCATTCGATTACGCTGGGTGTTGCTGGCCTGTCGTTTCTTGGCAGAGGTGGTAATGCCTCCGGCGTTTTGGCAGTACATGGCCCAAAAGAATTTTCGCATCCGGGGTGTGATCTTGATCTTTCCGCCCCGGTTGTGCAGCCCCATGTAGGGCGTATCGGTCGAGAACTCGACGCCGTTCTGCCGGATGGTCCCCCGAATACTGTTACGGCCATATCCTGTATCATTAAGAAGCTTGTCACCGTTCCCCGGAGATTTCCGTCCTGGCCAGGGGCGGTCGAAAAAAGCCCGGCGTTGGAAGTTGCGGTCGAACTCGTCGAGCAGTTCGACCTTCAGATCGGTCAGGATTTTTCGCTTCAGATCAAATAATTTCGGCATTTTACTTGCTTTTCGCGTTTTAAAACGTTATTTTTGCGCAAAGCGCAAACTTTTATGAAACATCTGATTGACATAGAAAAGGAGCAACCTTATCAGTGTGAGGATTGTCGGCATTTCAAAGGAGGTATTCGGTGCGCCGCATTCGACGTGATTCCAATGTCGATATACGATAATGCCGAATCTCACAATAAGGTACTCGAAGGGCAGCATGGTAGCTATGTCTTCGAAACAGACAAGCCTCGTGAAACAATGCGCGTATATGAAGTTGCAGATATTTAGTTCTGCTTTTTCGCATCGTATTTTCGGTTTATAAGTTCACCTACCGCGACTGCCAAAGGTCGCGGTTTTTCGTTATTCCGATACTCGCTCCACGCTTCGGCAATAAATTCCTTTTGCGGCGTGTAATTGGACTTACGGAAGAAAGAGGTGCAATACGCATATGCCGACAGGTTATCGGCGATGAATCGTTCTCCTTGAGCTTTGGCCGGATTGTAGATAGCCAAAAAATCCGGATCAGTGTACAGCGAAAGCATTTCGTCTATTTTATGCCCAAGTTCATGGTCAAAAACGGCTTTAACCGTGTCACAACCTACCGGATGAAATTTGTGCTGCACATCATACTCCAGTTGCTTCTTGACCTTAGTCCCAGCCCAAGTGGAATTAAAAGCCAAACCATTCAATGCGTATTCAGTAAAATTCTTTGATGAATAGGCATACGTAGAGGAACTGCATCCGGCCATGCGTTTCGCCCAGTTCTTGGCATACTTACGCAATACGTCATCTTGCATCCCGGGATTTAGTTTACATAGCTCTGTGTATTTTACATCCTCCAGTGCTGCCACGCGCCCTTTTACTGACCCTACGAATTTGATTTTATCGCGAAGTTCCGGAAAATCTGTAAAATGGTGTGATACGCAAGCAAATATTTCCTGTACCTGCGCCATGTCGGATTTTTTAAATCCGTCGAGGCGGCATTTTACACCGAGCTGTGTGCGGAACGCTTCCTCGGCCTCGGCAATCGTCTTGGCAGCAAACCCATTTTTAACCTCCCGCTTGTCGGCCATATCGGTTATTACCGTTTTTGCCTGGATTGAAAGGTTGTAATACGGATGGTGTTTCGGGAAAATCACTCTATCCATGCCGGGATTGAAACGGAACATTTCAGCGCGGTTACGTCCCTGACTGTCGAGGTCCGTGGTCGCTTCGCGTACAAGCTGTGAAACCTCGTTCCGATCGGTGTAATCGTATTTGCCCTTGCGTACCTGCACGACCCGGCACCGACATTTCCATCCGTTCGGCGGCATGATCTCCGACCAGCACGGATCGTCCTGCGGACGGGTCAGTCCTTCGAGCTTCGCATGCGCAGGCCGTACTTTACCGTCGTTGGCCGTGCGGTACTGCAGATCGTAATCATTCCCGTCTCGCTCGATTTCGGCCCATTGTGCCGCCGCCTGTGCGGAGTGTACGGCAAACTGATGTTCTGCCTCCAGATAGCGTTCGTTGTACTCGGGGTGTATCTGTCGGACCTCCTCGAAAAACTTTCCGAACGGTTTGATCCGTCCCCGATCATCGCGCAGGAGCTGCGAGGCCTCACGCAGTTCGTGATAGGTCTTGCAGCCCGAAAACACGAACACGTCGCGCCCGAGCCTGTCGGCCATTTCCGTCGGAATTTCAGCATCCTTCAGTCCGATGTTGACCCCTTCCATCAGGGCGTCGGTTATTTCGTCGATCAGCGTCCGGATCGGCTGATCCTCGAGCATGTCGGGACGAAAGTCCCCGGCCTTTTGCAAGTGCTTTGCGGCGTTTCGGAACGTCGACAGACGCACGACAGGCTTTTTGTCTTTGCCGCCCTCCGCTGCCAGCGTCACCGGATCACCCAGTCCGTAGACCGCCGCCAGTCTTTCGTGCAGCCCCCTGTACGCGATCAGGGGGCGGTTGCGAAAAAATCGACTTCCCGGGGCTGCGGCACGGACAGCTGTCCCGGCACGGTGAAGGCCTTATCGGTGCAGACGATGCCGAACTTCTCCTCGATCCAGTCGTTCGGCACGTCCTTGAACTGAAGGAGCTGCACGACCATCGCCCACAGTTTTTCGACGTCCTCCTCCTGCTGCCAGGAAAACACGCTTCCCTCGGGCAGAATGCCTATGTACACCAGAGCGGGGATCACCGTGGAGTTCCAATATCCCGCCAGCATCTTACGGTCCGCCATCACCAGCTTCTCGAACAGCCGGATGCTGCTCTCCTCTTTAGAGCGGTTGCCGTTCACGGTGTCCTGTCCGATCACGGCTCCGTTCACCAGCACCGAGACCGCCTCCTTGCACAGGGCGATCAGGTTGTTGTAGACATCGCCGTTGGTGTCGGCTCCCTTTGCGAACTGGAACTCCTCCGTGCGGTCGATGATGAAGTAGGCCGCCGCCCCCATGTCGCGCAGCATGGCCTCGGCGCGGTCGAGCATGGCGGGGTCCTGCGTGTCGGTCTTCATAAAGCGGGGCGGGATGCCGTATATCTCGCAGAGCTCCGACCAGCAGGATTGCGCGAAGCGCATGAACAGCACGTGCGGCACGGCCTTGTTCAGCAGGCCGTAGTCGTGATCCTTGCCGAACTCCAGGATGAAGTTCCCGAACTCCCGGACCTCGCGGTACTGGAGGCCTTTACTGTCGTCTTCCCGGAACAGCAGCATTCCCTTCTCGGGAATCACGTTCTGCCGGGGCAGCAGGGTGACGGCCACGGGTTCGGTTGTGTTCCCGGTCGTCGTGAGTTCCACGAGCGTATGACCGTACATCACGCTGTCGAGGATGTGGGTGTTGAGCTCCGTGACCCATGATGCCGCATTGAGGACCGCCGTAGCCTGGTCGTCGATCTCGTCGCCTACCTTGATCTCGAAAGGTGTCAGGAGCGTCGCCTTCTGCCGCAGTTCGATCTGCGAGGTGAGATGCGCGCAGAGCATCACGTCGTCGTAAAGATTCATCAGCCGTGCCCGGCGCGGATTGTCGACGTTATCCGCCGCGCGCAGCGCCGACCGCCAGGTGGCGATGTCGGACCGGGTCCGCGACAGGGTTTTCGGAACGATACTGCGGATGTAGCCCTCGCGCCGCCTGGCTGTTTTCGGACCATTCGTTTTTACGGCCAAATTCGCGGTCTTATTCGTGGCGTCGTGGGTTTTCCTGCTTCTGTTCTTTTTCTGCATTGTGTGAACGATTAAAGGGTATTTAAACGGTGTTTAGTCATCGAAGCCGTGGCGGAACTTGCGGCGGCTACCCATCCGGGCAGTGATGCGGACCTCTCCGTCTTCAGTCTTGAGCAGCGGCAAACCGGGTGCGAGGGGCTTGTCGGTACCCTTCAGGCCCGCAACCTTCTCGAGCCAGTCGATCGCCGCCCGGCGGTATTCACTGACCTGCTCGAAAATCAGATCGGTGTTCGCCCGGCGGCATAGGTTCCACACCGCGATATTCTTGCAGTGCTCCAGAAGCGTGGCGTGGCGGTCTTCTCCCGTGGCCGAGAATATCGCCTCGCAGTCGTATTTGGCATTCAGGTAGCTCCGCGCCTCGTCGATGGCCGCCAGGATCGCCATACGGATCGTGACGGCGCTTGTGGTGATGTTCTGCAGCTGGTATTCGCAGATCGCCGTGTATAAGTCCTCCTTTTCGATGAACATGGCTTACAGGCTTTGATATTCGTCGATGGCGTCGAAACACGGGCAGGCCTTCATCCACTCCCACGGCTCGATGATCCCGTCGCCGTTCAGGTCGGGCGAGAAGTCGCGGTGTCCGCAGATCATGGCGTCGGGGAACTGTTCGCGGAGCTGTTGCAGCAGAAAGAACAGCGACGCCTTCTGTTCCTCGGTGCGGGTATCTTTGGGCTTGCCGTCGGCGTCCAGTCCTCCGATGTAGCAGATGCCGATGCTGTTGGCGTTGCTGCCCTGCACATGGGCCCCGACCTGGGCGATGTCGCGGCCCTTGCGGATCGTACCGTCAAGCAGGATCACGTAGTGGTAGCCGACCTTTCGGAATCCCCGCTGACGGTGCCAGCGGTCGATGTCTTCGATGCCGAACGGCACCCCCTCTTTGGTTGCGCTGCAATGCAGCACGATGTACTTGATTTTACGCATGTCGTTGAATATTGGATTAGTATTTACGCTGTGCCCGGAGGCCGACGCGGTAGGTCCCCTTTGCCTGCCGGAATACGGTATTGAGTTTCGAGAGTGCGCCTTCTGCCGCATCGGGGCCGTCGACGGCTGCACCTCCGCCCTTCTCGAATGCCAGGTACTGATCGACGAGTTCCTGGAAGTCAGGGCTGTCCCGCTCGTCGATATTGAACCACACATTTCGGCGCTCGAAATAGGACTGCGTAGCTTCGATACGGTCGTATTTGTCAGCCTTCGGGCGCTTATCCGCCTTGACGGGGATGTAGTATCCGCGGGCATCGCCCTCGGCATCGAAGTCGTTGACGAACTCGTCCATCGAGAACAGGCCCTCGATCCAATAGCGGACCTTGCGGCAGTTGTGCAGTTCCGTCGTTTCGTATAGGTCATAGAGCCATTTTGCCAGGACCGTGCGGGACTGCTGGCGCAGAAAGCAGTAGATGAAATGGAACTCGCGGTCTTTCTTGCCGACGAGGATCATCCCCTTATGGCATGCCTGGGCCTTGTAGGAAAGGTCTCCGTAGAAGACCAGGGCGTCATACTCGTTCAGGGGCAGCATCTTCTTCCACTGAATGTCCTCGGCCTTGAACACCTTGCCGTCCTCGACGTGGACGTGCATATACTCGCGCATGAACGACCGCGAGGGGATGCTGCGGTACTTTTTGCGCCAGTGCTCTGCCGAGGTCTTCTCGGGCCAGTTCGGCTCGAAGGTCGTCAGGTCCTTCACGGCGGGCACCGTCAGTACCCGGTGTATGGGCTTTTCGCCCTCCTGCCGGGATTTTTCAGCCAGGACTTTGAACTGCTTTTTAAGGCGGTTTGTGATGCTGTTCTTATGAAAGTTGTTGTTGGCATACACGAATCGCCGGGTCGATCCGTCCGCCTCGTCGAAACATCCCATCAGATCCTCGAAGATCCACTCGACGGCCTCGCGCATCAGACGGTCGTTGTTGACATGACGACGCGTGTCGACATCATCCACGGCGATATAGTCGGGGCGCTGCTCCTCCTCGCGGACGCCGCGCGGGTCCTGACCGAAACCGAGAGCCGTGAAGCGCACGCCGTCGGAGGTCAGGAACTCCCCGGACGACCAGTCGCCCTGTTTGTAGCGGCAGCCGTAATCGTTGATCAGGCGTTTGTTGTAGACAAGCTGCGCCTGGCATGCCGAGAGCAGTTTATGCGCCTTGTCCTCGGTCTCGCCGATCAGCAGCATGTAGCGCAGGCGGCCCGTGTACATCAGGTACAGGGGAATACCCATGTCGACGTGTACGGACTTCGCCCCGGATCGGTAAATCTCCCACAAGGCCATGATCACGTCGTTGTCGATGATCTCCTGCGCACCCTGACGGTGGAACCACGCACAGGGCACCTTGGCATAGTTCGGAAAATAGTACTCGAACCAGGTGACGTAATCCTTCTCGATACGTTTCACGCGGGCGATCTTGTCCGCGGGGCGTTCGTGGATGTCTACGACCGAAGCTTTCGCGATGCGTCGGCAATGCTCCTCGTAGTTGTCGATGAGCTTTTGAAATTTCTTGTCGATGTCTGCCATGTGCCGTTACTTTAAGGAATCGACCTGCGCCCGGTGCTGAATGAACATGCGGTGGTATTCTGTGATCTTCACGACCTCCTGGGGGTTGATCTCGGCAACGAAGTTGTCGACCTCCTTCAACACGGAGATCACCACCGACAGCGGGACCTTGCCATCGAAGTATTGCAGGCTTTTGGCTACTTTCGAAAGTCCGTCAGTATCGAGCCGGGCCTTGTTTCTCTCGGCGATCCATTGCATCTCGTCCAGCAACAGTTCGCGGATTTTTCCGGGGGCCGCCAGGCTGGCCTTGCGTTTTTCGTCCCACTTCATACCGCGTCGCCATTCGGACAGCGTGGCCTCACGAATGCCGAGCAACTCGGCAATGCCTGCACAGGTCATTCCCTGTTCTACAAAACAGTTGTAGGCCGCCGTATATAATTTGTGTTTCGGGGTTGTCATATGCTCTTTTTTGTGCAAAGATGGCATGCCGAAACGCGAATGCGAAAAATAGTTCAATACCTTGACAGTCTTTTTGTTGCGTCGGATTTTGAAGCCTATGTTTGCATCAAAAATGAGGCGCATGGCTTTACCGAAATTCATTTTTAACGACGAAACGAAAAAGAACTCGCACGGTTTTTTCCTGCTTAACGGCGGCGGCAAGTTCGAACGCTTCCAGGAGTATTCCCCGATGCTCGACAACCACGATCTCAACCGTCTGATAGGGCGCTGGGACAACCTGCATGTCGAGGGGGCGCTGCTTGTTGCCGATCCTGTCTTCGACGACGGGATCACCCTGGGTGCGGAACGCAAGGGCCAGGTCGAGCGCGGGTTCCTGCGCGGGGCATCGCCCGGCATCGTCATCCTGCGGGCCGAGTACCGCACGAATCCGGCAGGCGGTGAGGACCTCTATGTCACCGAGTGGGAGCTGTTCGAGGGTTCCGTAACCTCCGTGCCGTCGAATGCCGGGGCCGTGACGCTCAAAATCTACACGGGCGACGGCCATCTGGTCGAAGATGGCGACGTGCGTCTTCATGTCGACAACATCGTGAAACTCTGCGCGGAGAGTTCGCCGCAGGGTCGAAAACCCAATATCAAACCAATGGAAAAAATCACCCTTTCCGCCGAGGCATACGTCGCGCTCGGCATCAATCAGGACGCGGACGCTACGGCGATGAGCAAGGCTATCGTGCAGCTGGCTGCCGACCGCAACAAACACAAGGAGACTGCCGATGCCCTGCAGAAGGAGATCGACGCAGCTCGTAAGAAACGCGCCGAGGACATGGTCAATCTGGCCGTTGAACAGGGCAGGATCGGAGCTCCCGCCCGTGAGAAGTACGTCGAGCTCGCCATGAAGGATTACGACCTGGTGTCGGAAACCCTGAAGGCCATCCCCGCGAAGGCTTCGCTGGCGGCTTCCGTCACCAAGATCGCCGGGAACGTGATTCCGGCCGATCGCCAGAACTGGACGCACCTGCGCTGGCTGAAGGAGGACCCCGAGGGCCTTGCGAAGATCAAAGCCGAGAATCCCGAGGTTTTCGAGACCATCCGGAAAAAGCACAACTAATCAAAATCAGACAGATATGCCTATTGAAAAAGAACTGTGGGTTGACATCATCAAAGAGCAGCCCATTCAGGAGGGTGACTTCCTGAACGAATCCGAAGACCTCAGTGCCCTGGTCGACAACAACACGCTGCACCTGGCCGAGGCAGGTGTCGAGCCGGAGGTATTCATCGACAACGACACTTATCCGGTCGGTATCGTGCAGCGCGAGGATGTGCCGAAGGACATCCTGCTGCATACCCTCGACACGAAGAACACCGTCGTGCGCAACATCGAGCAGATGCAGGCCGCCTACGACAAGATGCAGAGTGTGACGCGCGGTCATGTGAACGCCCTCACGCGCAAGCGCCGGGCAATGGCCGCCTACAACTGGTGTCCGCTGCAGAACGGTGAGTTCACGCCCGTCCTGGTGACGACCGGCGAAGCCGTCAACGGTCGCCGTCGCCTGACCTTCGACGACCTCGACCTGCTCGAAGCGAAGTTCAAGGCAATGGAGGTCGACATGACGCAGCTGTGCCTGGTCCTCACTACGGAGCACGAAGCCGACCTGAAGTCCGAGAACCGCAAGTTGTACAAGGAGTACATGCGTGACGGGAAGATCGGCAATTTCAAGGTCTTCAGCTACCCGCATCTGCCTCTGTTCGACACCACGACGGGCAAGAAGCAGGCTTTCGGCTCGGCCAAAGGCGAGAACAGCGCGATGGCGTCGATCGCCTGGATTCGTACCGAGGTGATGCGTGCGACGGGTACGGTCGATGTTTTCCACCGCGAGAAGGACCCCGAAGCCCGTGGCGACATCCTGGGCTACCAGCAGCGTTTCTCGGCCCTGCCTCTGCGCAACAAGTACATCGGAGCCATCTATTCGGGTAAGTAGTCATGGAAGGAGCTGTGCAGTATCTCGGTCAGTATGCGATCAAGGCGTCCCTGGTGGCCGCAGCCTATTTCGCACCATGCCAGGAGGTAATCGGCATTGTGTTCCTGTTCTGGCTCGCCGATCTCGTCTTCGGTGTTCTCGCCAGCAAGAACCGCCACGCACCTCGATCGTCGCGCCGAATGCGCAAGAGCGTAGGCAAACTGATCGGCTACATGGCCGCGATACTGCTGGCCTTTCTGATCGACAAGCTCGTCCCGAATCTGTGGATCATTCCGCACCGACTGATGGCGGCCTACCTGTGCGTCTGCGAGCTTATCTCGATCCTCGAGAACCTGGCGATCATCACGCAGGCCAAAGCCTTCGTGTCGCTGATCAAGCTGATCCGTGGCAAGAACGACGAAAACGTAATTTACGATTTGATCAATGAGAAAAATGCTGATTATTCTGCTCGCAGCCCTTTTGGCCGCGTGCAGTCCAAGCCTCAAACTGCAATCTTCGCAGACGGAGGCGACCGATACGGTGACCGTGACCGAACAGGTCCGGGATACGGTGGTGGTCCTCGAACGCGACCAGTCGATGCTCCGGGCGCTTCTCGAATGCGACAGCGTGGGTCAGGTGCAGATGCGCCGACTGATGGAGTACCAGGCGGGGAACCGCTTGAAGCCTCCCGACATCGAGGTCCGCGATAATGTCCTGACGGCTACGGCCCAGGCCGACAGTATGGCTATTTACCTGACTTTGAAAGACCGCATCGAACGCCATACGTCCACCCGCAAAGAGTTTCAAGTCGTCGAGGTCAACCGCCTGAATACCTGGCAGCGGACCTGGATGCGTATCGGACAGGTTTCAGCCGTGTCGCTGATCCTGTTCGGGGTCTATAAAACCCGCAAACTGTTAAAAATCTGAAAACATGAATATTAAAGACATGAGCGCCGAGCAGCGCAAGGAGGAGCTGGCCCGCCTGGCTGATGCCGTGAAAGCCGCAAAAGCCGAGACCAAAACCGCAAAGACACGGGTCGCCGAGGGTAAGAACGCCGTGAAAGGCGCTAAAACCGCCGAGGAGAAGGCTGCTCTCAAGGAGAGCCTGGCGGCCCTGGAAGCGGCTTGTCAGACCGCCACGGCGAAGGTTGCCGAGGCCGTAGCCCGGGAGGCTGATTTCCGCGCCGAGGCCAAAGCCATCGAGGATGCCGAGAAGGCCGAAGCGGATCAGGCCCGCAGGGAAGCCGAGGAGGCTGCCGCCGAGCAGGCCCGGAAGGCCGACCCGTTCAAGGCCCTGGCCGAGAAGTATGCGAAAGCCTATCCCGACTGCAAGGCCTTCCACATCACCAGCGACAGGCAGGTGTTCCTCGACAAAGACAAGAACCTCGCGCAGTACCATCAGAAGGGTCTCGGCGAGGGCGAAGTACGAACCATTAACGTGCGATAACCATGGCATTACCTAACGTAACCATCAACCTCGAGAACGGGAACCTGGGCCGTATCGCACAGAGCGACGACGGTGTCGCCGGGCTGATCCTGACGGGCGCCGCCGTCTCCGACAAGCTCGCGCTGAACGAGGTCTACCTGATCAACTCCTCGCGGGACATCGCCCGGCTGGGCATCACGGCTGAAAACAACCCCCTTGCACACAAGGAGCTGACGGCCTTCTATACGGAGACGGGCGACGGCGCCGAGCTGTACCTGCTCGTCGTTTCCGAGGCCACGCTGCTCTCGCAGATGTGCAGCATCGAGGAGGGCTCGCCGCTGAAGAAACTGATCACCTACGCCAAAGGCCGCATCCGCCTGGTCGGCATCAACCGTCTGCCGCCCGACGAGTACAGCGCCGACACCACCGATACGGGCATCGACAAGGATGCCGTGACGGCGGCCACCGCGGCGCAGTCCGTCGGCGAGAGCTTCGCCCGGAAGGTGATGCCCTTCCGGTGCCTGATTCCCGCCGCTGGCTGGGACGGCAAGACCGACAAGCTCTACAAGCCCCGCGAGGGCAGCACCAACCGTGTAGGCTTCGTTATGGCCTGCGACGATCGGACGAACAAGACCGCTGCAATCGGGCAGATGCTCGGACGCGCCGCACGGATTTCCGTAAACCAGTCTTTGGCCCGCGTGAAGTCGGGAGCGATCACCGCCGAGGGATGGCTGACCAACGGCAGAACCCCCGAGGAGTGCGACGCGATGCTCGACCTGCTGGACGAGGCGGGTTACATCATCTACCGCTCCTTCTCGAAGAAGAACGGCTACTACCCGAACGACGACCACATGGGGGCCCCGCTGTCGGACGATTACAGCAACCTGAACTACGGACGTGTGGCGGACAAGGCCACGATCTACGCCTATACTGCCTACATCGAGGAGATTCAGGACGACATCGAGACCGACGACGAGGGCAACATCCCGCAGGAGATGTGCTCGTACTACGAACGCCTGATCGACAACGCCGTCGCAGTGGCGATGCAGGGCGAGATCAGCGACTTCAAATCGTATGTCGATCCGGCGCAGAATGTCCTCTCGACCCGGCGCATGGCGGTTTCGTGCAGGATCAGACCGCGGGGCACGCTGCGGTACATCATCGTAAACCTCGGATTTGAGAATCCGGCAATCAAGCAGTAGCAGCATGAAAATACGAATCAACGGAAAAGAGTACGACTGGGGCACCATCAAGATCATCATGTGGGGCCGCCCGGTGGTCGGAGCGACCAGTGTCGACTACAAGCTCACCAAGGCAAAGGAGGCTCTGTATGCTGCAGGGCGTTACGCCAAAGGCATCCAGCACGGTCAGCGGGCCGCGTCGGGAACTCTGACGCTGCTGCAGAGCGAGATCATCGCCATGAACCGCGCCGCCCGTGAAAAAGGCTACAAGGACATCCTCGACGTGGATGTGGATATTCTGATCTCCTACATCCCCGAGGACAGCACGGCCATCACGGTCGACCAGATCATCTGCGCCTCGTTTTCGGAACTCCCCTCGGGCATGAAGGCGGGCGACATGAAAAGCGAGCATGCCATGCCGTTCGTCGCTCTCGACATCGACTACGACATCGCGTCGAAATAAAACAAGCCCCCCG